TATAACCCTATCTCCTAGTTTTATGTTTTGTGGATTCATAACACTCGTATATTTTTATTAATCTCTGTAATAACAAATTTAAAGTCATCTCTATCGTACCACCATCCACCAAAATGATTATGGCTACCTTCTACTATCTTAAATTGAGTATTCTTTAAACGAAAACACTCTATAGTATATATTCCATCTTTTTCTATATAATCCTTGTTCCCTTTGTATTCATTCTGATATGGAGTACTTATACATCTTACTTTTTGCATAGTTATATTATTTAGTTTGTTGCGACGGCAAGAGTCGAACTTGCGATTTCAAGGTTATGAGCCTTGCGAGATGACCACTTCTCTACGTCACAATAAAAAAGCCCCAATTAAGGGGCTAATTCATTCAAAAAACATACATCCTAATTTCTTCACTAGGATATTTTTCTATTTCTAAAATTTTGTTAATGTAGTTAAGATGTTCTTCTTTTGTGGAAAGTAAAACATTATCAGTGGTAAAAAATAATCCATTCTCTTCGTTTACTTTTAAATATTTATGAATAATGGCATGTGCATTTCTAGATAGCACTAGGAAATTTTTTATAAGATTATAATTCCAATGATGAATTTCTTCAAATTCATTGAGACTAATTCTTTTATTTACCCATTTTCTTAAACCTTTATATTCATTAGTGTTCCAAAATAAACGTTTTTTTCTTTCATTCCACGGACTATCTTTATATTCAAGTCTATGATATTTTTCTCTTCCTCTGAATCTTTCATTTTCAATCCATAATGGATCTTGAGATTTTATATCATAATTTTCACGGACATCTTTTTTGTTACATTCCTTACATTTATTTAAATGACCGTCAGCCATCTGAGGATGCTTATAGAATTGATCTAATTCTTTTTCCTCTCCACACTTAAAACATCTTTTCATCTTTTTAAATTAAAACGGAAGATTATCTAATCCATCATCAACTTTGTCTGTGCCAGCAGCATCATTCTTTTTCAAGTCAAATGCTGGTTTAGGATCTTCATCCATCTTAATCTCTGGCGGGACAACCTTGTCATATTCTGTGACTTTCATCTTAGTGTTGTCGTCAGATATTAATGTAGGATCTTCAAACATGGTAGGCCATACAGGAAGTGTAGGCCATCCTTTCTTGTCATAGACAAGTTTGATCCTCAACTCCTTCTTAATATATGACTTACCAATATCTGCTATGATCTTATTACAGAACTCTTCAAAGGATGCTACATCACCGGTCTCATAATCAGGCGATAATAGCACATTTGTTAAGTTCCTCATTGTCCTATTAAACTTATCCATCTCCTTGTCGTATGCAGCCTTATCAGGTACATACTGAGATCCAATCTTGTTAGGTGGGAAATAAGATTTCCTAGCAGTATTACCTGCCTTATCAACCATGCTAATAGTTAAAAACTCAGCTTTCTCAGTCCTACGGTATTCTATATTACTGATATATCTACCTCTACTGATACAATTATCTTTTGTTATAACTATTGGAAGTGCTCCTCCATCCCCTTTCTTAAATCCAAATCCACTCATAAATACTTCTTTCTGTTATTAGTTAATCTTAATACGTTCTTCAATGTTCTCTTTTGCTACTTTTTCTTTTCCTACTGACTTTCTACTATCGTTGATGTAGGCGAAACGATAATAACTTGCTGATATGTCAAACTGTTCTTTAAACTCCTTGCAGAGGGCAGACTCAGTATTACATACCAATAATTTGAACTCATTCTTATCCTCTCCCATAACGTTCTTAAGGACATCTGTAGATTCCTTCGGTAGACTTATCGTACCTGATAAGATACTGTCACCTTCTTTTTGCAATACTACTTTCCTGATGTTATTCGGGGAGAATACATCTTTGATATTCTCTGGATCATCACATAACGATCCATTGGTCTTCATGATAAGAAGTTCCTTGTTAAGCCTCTTACTGTCTGGGTTAGTAGCCTCAATGATGATCACTGATGCTCCCTCAGTATCCAGTTCCATTGTCTCAATGGCTTCTGAGTTAAAGGTTAGCGTGTCGTCTACTAGAACGACTTTTGGGAAGAAATTTTCTTTTGTCATCTTTAAATAAATATTTGGTTCCAATTATTAATAAACGTTCCTGTCTTTTCGTCCTTCTCAACAAGAATAAACTCTTTATTAGCTAGATGAGGACTTCTAGCTTCTATGATAGCGTCTCCACCACCATTGAAATTGATTATTGTTTGATTGTTCTTACGGTACATAAAGCCTATTGCATCTGATTTAGCAGATACAGTTCTTTTAAGCTTACCAGCAAGATCCATCTCCATCTCAAACATCTCCTTACCATCTTTATTAATCTGTTTCTCATTACAATGTGCTAATAAGATTAAACAGTCGCATAAAGGTGTGAACTTATCAAGAACATAGGTAAACGCATCTCTAAGATATAAGTATCCTGCACCCATTGCAAGCTTTCTCATATCACCACCCTTAAAGTCTTTTCCTAAGGGAGATGCTTGGTACATCCTCACTGCTATATCATTGATAATATTATCCTCCATAGCTGTTGCTGTGTCAAGGGTAATATACTTATAAGGTTTTCCTTTCTCTTCTATAGCCTTTGCTACATCAAGTAGTTCTTTAGCTGAGGATATATTCACAATCATACCAGATACAAAATCTGCCCCTCTATCTTCCATCTCTATAATTAGATTATCTTCTAATAATGACAATGCTGTTGTCTTTCCAATTTTAGGTTTGGAAAATATTGTCAGTAACTTAGGATTCTGTCTAATTATCTCTCTCTTTTTTGTTGGTAACTCCATTAATTATTTACGTTATTAGATTTAATACTAAAAGGCCATCTATTATTTTTCTTATCAATTCTTATATTTATAGTAAGCACTATAATTAAAGCTGTATTAACTATAAGACTAATCGTATATATTATTATACTAAACATTATGTTATTAAATTATTTACTTTCTTACTAATTAAATTATATGTAGTCTCGTCCATCTCTCTAGGTAACTCCATAAACTCATTTACTGCTCCATTAAAATATAACTGTAACTGCGCATTGGCTAATCCATCCCTGTTAAGGTTTACATATAGTTCTCTATGCCAGTTTCCCATTCGCCTGAGGTCAATACCCTCATACTCCTCTATATTATATGAAGACGGGTTAAATAAGCTTATCATAAGATTAACATCTCTAGCCGATAATCGCATGTCTGCAAGACCATCAGCAGAAGGTCTAATCTTTTCTATTATTGAGTCACCCCTGTTAGTAAACTGTTGTTTACTTGAGTCAGCAGATTGCTGTTGTACATTGACTACTGTGTAATTAAATCTGTCTCTAAATTCTAGACAGTGATAGGCTGAATACTTATACATAGCATTATGTAAAGTCTCACCACTATCAGGCGATAATAAAGATAAGTGATCACATATAATAATTATATGCTCATCTGGGTCATTAGGCTTATATCCTACGATATTCTCTCCATTCTTGATATAACTACCATGCTTCTCAGCATAGCCCTTTACGAAGGCGTGTATACCATCAGGATTCCTCACATCATCTACATATGTCACAATACTTTCAAAGTGGGCTAACCATTCTTGAAAGGCTCTAGACTGTATCACTGCAAGGATATTCTCGTTTAAGACATAACCACCAAATGTTGACCTTAGATGTTGTGGTGATATAGATATGTTATATGACTTATTTAGCTTATAAGATATTGCTTGAAGTATCTTAGATTCTCTGCTCATCTCAAGTGAGAAATACAGTATCTTCAGTTTCATCTTAGGCTTATTGGCTAAATACCATTCTATTGGCTCAATAACATATAGGAAGTCAGTAAGCTGTGACTTACCGCCCTTAGGTGATGCGCTTATCATGACATATTTTCCCTTCTCTACCCCTGGTAGGAGTCTTGACAATCTAGTCAGACTCCAAGGGATAGCTATTACATCACCACGTAATCTTTTATCTCTATTATTTTTAAGAGAATCAATAACCTTACTAGAAATCATAAACGAATCTCACCTACCTTATTGAAACCAGTGTTACTGTCCGTTGTTTTCTTTTCTAATAAATATTGATAGTCTTCCCATGTAGCCTTATTAAGCCACGCTTCTAAGTTCCTCATATAGAATAAATTACCCTCCCGCTTTCTTAGTTCTACTTCTGCTTTTAAGCATGATAGAATCATTGTTTCAACTTCACTTTTATTCTTTGTAATTCCAAACCACTTTCTTTTCATCTTCTCACCAGACAATGACTTAGGATCAACAGGGCTTAGCACCCTTGATTGACCGTTCATATTATTAACCCTAGTTGGGAAGATCTTAAGAAACTCATCAAATATACCACCTTCTGGCTCGAAGATAATTATTCCCTTGTCAGTTAATACATATTCATCCTTATCTTTTAGTTTTGCGATGTGACCTTTTTCTCTGAGGTCATCAATGCCTTCTTGTTGGATGTCTAGGTATCTTATTCTAAGGTTATTATATAACCCCCAGCAATACAAGTACTGCGTGAGGGTTATATTTATCTTCTTTAAATCTTCTGTTTTAACTCTCAGCTCTGCCATTTAACTCACAATAATTGCAAAGATACAAAAGATTATTGACATTTCCAAATTTCTCAGGTGTTATTTCACCATAATACATTATCCGTAACCCTTCCAAATCATAATTTTCTCCTTCCATAACTTTACTTTTTAAGCATACCATTTTGAAACTTTTCTGTATTCTTCTACAACTTTCTTGCAACCTAAAGATATTAATAGGTCACATAATGCCTCGTCTGCATTAAAATGGCCGGTTTCTGTATCTGCATCAGATTGTTGAGTTAATATGGTATCTAATGCCTTTTTTTTAGCATCTATTTGTTTTTTACTCATTTCTTTAATAGATATTTGTGTATTAAACTCATCGTAAAATCAGCACATGACTGCTCACTACAGTCCTCAGGATGCATTTGTAGGCCGATAATAGGCTTTCCTTCAATCCTTATAACCTCTACATGATGCTTTTTATCCTTATGTGTAGCAAGTACCTTAATAGGACTATTAGAATCAGGATATATCACAGACTGATGATGCCTACTATTGACTTTGATCTTCTTGTTAGGTTCAGCAAATACATTAATGTAATGCACGCCAGTATATGGATCTTCAGTCTTATTAGTCTCGTGCCACATGTTCTGAATAAGCTTCCCTCCATGGCTGACGCAAATTGCCTGCATGCCTCTGCAAATGCCTAGCGTAGGCTGATCTTGTTCAATATAACGTGGCAGCACATGCTCATCAAAATACTCCTTAATCAAGTCTGGCTTATCTGTATAGAAGCTAGGCTCTTCTCCATAACGTGATGGGTTAATATCCGCACCACCAGGAAGTACTAAGAGATCAAGATCAGACCATATAGGGCTACTAGGTGATAGTATCCTTATGTCATCACAATGTAGATCTCTCTTTAGGAATTCAAAATATGACAGCCCGATACCAAAGGAGTTAGGGCCTACAAGCCATCCAGGGATTCCTATAGTCATAAACTTGCAATTATTACAAATATCCAGAATGCTACAAATAATACTAAGGCAATTATGCCACTAATATCATTAACCTCAAAATCTAATAATCCTTTCATAGTTTTACAATTAAGTATGCTAAAAGTGGAGTTAGAACTATAGCAATTACAGAAATTATAGAGATAATATTTAGAATATTATCTGATTCTAAACTATCATACATTTCATCATCCATCATTTTACTGTTTATCACATTTAACACAATTATCACATGTCTTTATTGTATCTGGGCATGTCG